CAGCTAATACTGAAGGTAATGGAAAATGGTTAGAGAAAAAAGATCAAACCTACTTATCAGAGTTTGTTGACAGAAAATTTGGACCATCTGGAGAAATACAATCTCCTACAGATACAACTAATTCCGTAACTGGTTTTCCTAAATATTATGCTATGTTTGGAGGTGCTGATAACACTACAGATACTTCATCCGGAGGAATGTATTTAGCTCCCACACCTGATGCTAATTATATGTTTAGAATCTATTATAACAAAATGCCTAATGGCCTTGGGTCAGGCACTGGTTTTAATAACAATACTTACTTAAGCACATATTTTCCTCAAGGGCTTTTATACGCATGTTTAGTAGAAGCTTTTGGATATTTAAAAGGTCCAATAGATATGTTGACATATTATGAAAATAGATATAAAAATGCAATACAACAGTTCGCAGGAATGCAACTTGGAAGACGAAGACGAGACGACTATACTGACGGAACAGTTAGAATACCAGTTAAGTCCCCGTCTCCGTAACAAGGAGTAAAAAATTATGGCAATATCATCGGCAATTTGTAACAGCTTTAAACAAGAAATTTTAGTTGGTACTCACAACTTTACGGCATCATCTGGAGACTCTTTTAAATTAGCAATGTTTACTAGTTCAGCATCTTTAGGTGCTGGTACAACAGCTTACAGTACATCAAACGAAATATCAGGAACTGGATACACAGCTGGAGGACAAGCACTTACAAGTGTCACTCCTGTTTTAGATGGTTCAACAGCAGTTTGTGATTTTGCAGATATTAGTTTTACTTCTGCATCTTTTACAGCTAATGGTTGTTTAATATATAATGATGATCAATCTGATAAAGCAGTTTGTGTAGTAGCATTCGGCGGAGACAAAACTGTATCTAGCGGAACTTTCACAATTCAATTTCCAGCAGCAGCAGCTTCAACAGCTATAGTTCGTATAGCATAAGGAGTAAGTCCTTATGGCTAATACTTGGAACGAAGCCGGTACTACCTGGGGCACAAATCGTTGGGGTACAACCAACGAAATTACTCAAGGTTGGGGTGCTGATTCTTGGGGCACCGGTGGTTCATGGGGACAAGCTACTGATGAGTTAGTTCCTTTAACAGGATTATCAGCAACATCAGCATTAGGATCAATTACAGTAGTACAAAGACCTGGTTGGGGTACGTTAGACTGGGGTGAAAATGGTTGGGGTACTGTTGAGTCAGCAGTGCTTAATTTAACTGCTCCTACTGAAATGACTTCTAGTGTAGGAGCGATAACTCCTGCAGACGTAGTTGGATTAACTGGTCAAGAAGCAACAAGTTCTGTTGGAGAATTTACGTTTATTTTATCTCCTACAATTACACCGACAGGTCAAGTAGCAACTGTTTCTGAAGGTCAATTTAATATAAATAATGGTGCAGATCATACTCAAGGTTTAACAACTTTAGTTGGAACAACTGCAGTTGGTTCTATAACTTTGGGAATAGGTGTTCCTTTAACAGGAGTTGAAGCAACTTCTTCTGTAGGTGAAATTACAACAAGTGATGCACAAGTAACCAACTTAACTGGTGTAGGAGCTACTTCTTCTGTAGGATCTATTGTAACTGGGATAGGAGTTCCTTTAACAGGAGTTTCTGCAACGGTTTCTGTAGGTACAATTTCACCAGCAGATGTTATGGGATTAACTGGACAAGAAGCAACTGCAGAAGTAGGCACAACAGGCTTTGGAACTATAGCATATAAAGATATTGACATAACAGGAATTACATCTTATACAGATGTAACGCACGTAGCTTAGGAGAAAAAATTATGGCATCAACTTATACACCTCTCGGTATAGAATTAATGGCAACCGGTGAAAACGCTGGTACATGGGGAACAAAAACTAATACAAATTTACAAATATTTGAACAAATATCTGGTGGATTTACTACGCAAGCAGTAACAAGTGGTGGCACAGTTAACTTACCTGTTTCAGATGGATCAACTGGTGCAACTCTTGCACACAGAATGATTGAGTTTACAGGGTCATTATCTGATAATGCAGTTGTTACGATACCTTTAGACGTTCAGACATTTTATTTTTTAAGAAATTCAACAACAGGTGCATACACAGTACAGTTTAAATATGTAACTGGTTCAGGAGATTCGTTTACTTTTTCAGCAACTGACAAAGGTGATCAACTTGTGTTTGCTACAGCAAACGATGGAGTTAACCCAGATATTGATACATTAAATTTTGGGGATGTTACTCTTGATGGAACACAGACTTTAACAAACAAAACTTTAACTTCACCAAAAATTGGTACATCTATTTTAGATACTAACGGAAACGAATTAGCTTTATTAACAGCTACAGGTTCAGCTATTAATGAAGTTACATTAGCAAATGCTGCTGCAGGAAATAACCCATCTTTCGCAGCAACAGGTGGAGACACAAACATTGGTATTGATCTTAAAACAAAAGGAAGCGGTGTAATTAAAGCTGAAGATAGTGGTGGAAACGTTTCTGCTGTTAAAATAGCAGGTAAAGAAACTATATGGATTCCAGCTGCAGCTATGTACGCAGCGACAACTAATGGAGCTGATGCAGAACAAGTTGAAACAACAGCAACAAGACCAGATATGAAAGTATTTGATTTTGATGCTAGCACAAAACAATACACACAATTTACAATAGCAATGCCTAAATCATGGAACGAAGGTACTTTAACTTATCAAGTTTATTGGTCACCTTCTACTACAAACACAGGAGATGCTATTTTTGGTTTGCAAGGTGTTGCATGTGCAGACGGTGATACTATCGATGTCGTATATGGAACAGCAATCGAAGTTACAGATGCTGGTATTGGAACAGTTGAAGATCAACAAATTACATCAGAGAGTGGTGCAATGACAGTTGCTGGAACTCCTGCAGCAGGTGAACAATCTTATTTTCAATTATTTAGAAAAGCAGACGATGGTAGTGATACATTTACCGGTGAATGTAGAGTTCTAGGTATCAAATTATTCTTTACTACTGACGCAGCTAACGATCTGTAAGGAATTTAAGTATGAGAGAATTAAAAAATAAACTTACCACAGGTAAGAACACAAAAAATATCCAAAGAAGAAAAGGTAAATCATTCGGTTATCAAGTTTTAGGATTTGGTGCTGGTGATTCAAAAACTGTTATATCAATGGAATATTTAGTAATTGCTGGTGGTGGAGCTGGTGGTGCAGCTTTTAACTCTGCAACTGCAGGTGGTGGTGGAGCTGGTGGACTTTTAACGGCTACAGGTTTTGAATTATTTGCAGGTGAGCCCTACACAGTTACAATAGGAGCAGGTGGAACTTCAGAACCCTCTTCTGCTACACCTCTTGCACCTGATTCAGTTTTTGCTACTGTTACAGCTAAAGGTGGAGGTAGAGGTGGTTTTGCTTCTTTTAACCCCTTAGCAGGAAACGGTGGTTCTGGTGGTGGTCAGTCAGATAATAATATTGGAACTGGTACTCCAGGACAAGGAAATGATGGTGGTGCTGGTAACCCTAACGGCGGCGGTGGCGGCGGCGGTGGTGCTGGTTCTGCAGGATCTGCTGGTGCGAACAACACAGGTCCAAAATTTGGTGGAGCTGGTGGATCTGGTGCTGCAAATCCTATAACAGGAACTCCGGTCACAAGAGCTGGTGGAGGCGGTGGAGCCTACGGTGGTAATGGTGGATCCGGTAATCCTAGTGGAACAGGTGGACCAGGCGGTAATGGAGCTTCTGCACAGGGAGGAAATGGCGTAACAAACACTGGCGGCGGTGGCGGCGGCGGTAGTGGCGTAGGACCTGGTTCAGGACCTAACGCAGGTGGAGCTGGCGGTTCTGGAATTGTTATTTTAAAATATCCAGATACATTTACTATTTCAAATCCTGGTGGAGGTTTAAGTATTTCAACTCCAGGTGCAGCAGGAGGATTTAAAGTTTCTTCTATCACTGCTGGAACAGGAAATGTGGAGTGGAGTAAATAATATGGCACATTATGCATTTTTAGATGAGAACAATGTAGTAACAGAAGTTATTGTTGGTAAAAATGAAAACGAAGATGGTGTTAATTGGGAAGAACATTATGGTAATTTTCGTGGACAAACTTGTAAAAGAACTTCGTACAACACAATGCATGGAGAGCATAAATTAGGTGGTACACCTTTTAGACTAAATTATGCAGGAATAGGTTTTACTTATGATGAAGCATTAGATGGTTTTATCGGACCTAAACCATTTGATTCTTGGATATTAGATGAATCAAAAGGTAAATATGATCCTCCTATTGCTTATCCTATGACTTATACACAAAACCTTGGTAATGATCCGGAAGGTGAACCCATTCCTGATTTATATTCTTGGGACGAAGAAACGACATCTTGGACTTTACAAACTGATTAAAATACTCTAATAGAGTATTAATGAAAGAAACAAGAATTAGTGGCACAATTAGAAAAATGAAAGAACCAAGAATTATTGGAATATTTCCAACACCTGTTTACACATCTCAATTAAATAGAAAACTAACATCATTAGAATTAAAGTTTGTAGAAAAAAATAAAAAAAATTTTACAAAAAATGCAGGTAATACTACATCTGCTAATAATTATGTTTTAAATGAAAAACCATTTAAAAAATTAAAAAAAGATCTAGAGCTAAGAGTAAAAGATTATTTTGAAAGAATAATATCATCTAAAAATAATATTGAACCTTACATCACACAATCTTGGATAAATTATACTGAGAAAGATCAGTATCACCATAAACATACACATTCTAATTCACTTATATCAGGAGTGTTTTATATTAATTGTCATAAAACATTAGATAAAATTACATTTTTTAATGAAGTACATAAAACTATAAAACCTGAAGTTAAAAATTGGAATTTATTTAATTCTGAATCATGGTGGTTTCCAGTAACAACAGGAGATATTTTTTTATTTCCTTCTTCTTTAATTCATATGGTTGAAACTAAACAAGGAGAGAATACTAGAGTAAGTTTATCTTTTAATGTTTTTATCAAAGGAACTTTTGGTAGTAATCATGATTTAACAGAACTTATATTAGATTAGTCATGAAAAAAAATTTAGATTTCTATGTAAAAAGAATACCTAACTTTTTAAATAAAAACATTTGCAATAAAACCATAAAAGAAATTAAAAAATTAAAATGGTCACAACATGAATTTTATGACGT